CCAGGGCGATCATGGACATCCGCGGGTGACGCTGTCACCCGCGTTGCAACTTGGGGCAACCGATGAGCACGACATTCCCGACCAAAGACCCGAGCGAATCGATCACGGTGACCTTCGACTTCAGCGCCGAAACGACCGCAGTCACGGCCCCCACGGTCACGAACAGCGTGATGTGGTCGTACACCACCGACCCGAGCCCGTCGGCGATGCTGTCGGGCAGCGCGCAGGTGTCTGGCGCCCTGGTGCTTCAGCGGGTGCTCGGCGGCGTTGACCTCACGAACTACGGGCTGCGCTGCCAGGCGACCGCGGCCAACGGTGACACGCTGGTCGTGGCCGGCGTCCTTCCGGTGCGCAAACAACCGACATGAGCACGGTCGTCGAGGATCTGCGGGCGATCCTGAACCCGCTGGCTACCAATGGCGCGTGGTACGGGGTCAACACCACCGAACCGCCGAAGTTCCCCTACATCGTCTTCACCCGCATCAGCAGCACGCCGAACGTCTCCCTGTTGGGGCCGAGCGGCTTGCAAAACACGCGCTTTCAGATCGACATCTTCTCGCGCCAGATCAGCGAAGCGGTGTCCATCGAGATCGCCCTCGAAGCCGCCATGCAGGCGTGGGCGACGCAGAACGTGCCGCTGAGCAGCGCGGACCTGTACGAGGAGCCCGTGCGCGCCTATCGCGTGATGAAGGAATTTTCCGTGTGGAGTCTCAACTAGACCCCGACTGATCAACCCCCAGGGCCGCCACTGAGCGGCCCTTTTCGTTTCCGCAACCAGCCGCCCGGCATCCCGCCCGGCGGCTTTTTTCATTGGAGGCTCGCATGCCCGTCAGTACCGCCATCTCGGCACAAGGAACCACCGTCGCCGTCAGCGGCACCGATGGAACAGCGATCACGATCACTGCGATCACGAAGGCAACTTCCGCGGTCGTCACGGCGACCAACACGCTCACCGTGAACGACGTCGTCAAGTTCGGCACCGTTACCGGCATGCCTGAGATCTTCGGCCTGCTCGGCATCGTCACAGTGGCCAGCGGCACCAGCTTCACCGTCGCGATCGACTCGTCGGCCTATGCCACCGCCGGCACCAGCGGCACGGCAGCCCCGAAGACCTGGGTCGCGATCAACAACGTCAAGGACTACAGCGGCTTCGACGGTTCAACCTCCGAGCTGGACAAAACCAACATGCAGTCGGGCGCGATGGAGTACGCGGCCGGCTTGCAGGACTTCGGCCAGATGTCGCTGACGGTCGACGTCGACAACACGGACGCCGGCCAAACCGCCCTGCGCGTGGCGAAGACCGCGGGCGCGACGAAGCAGTTCCGCATGGTTCTGCCGAACCTGAAGGTCCGGGCCTTCGAAGGCTTCGTCAAGAAGTTCTCGGAAAGCGGCGGCGTGAACCAGATCGTCAAGGCCAGCGTCGACATCCGCATCAGCGGCGTCGTGGCGTTCAACTGATGGCACTCCTCACTAGGGACTCGATCCTGGCGGCAGCGGCCGGCAAGACCCGCGACGTCGAGGTTCCCGAGATCGGCGGATCCGTTCGCCTGCGCATGCTGTCGGGCATCGAGCGCGACGCGCTGTTCTCCAGCCTGTCCAGCCCGGACGGCAAAACGGATATGCGCCGTTATCGGCTCGCCCTGGTCGCCGGCTGCGCGATCGATGAGGCCGGCGCTGCGGTGCTGACCCTGGACGATGCCGCGCGCCTAGACGATGGATGCGCGCCAGGGCTGGCCCGTTTGTTCCGCGCTGCCCAGGAGCTGAACGGGCTTCTGCCGGATGCCGTGGGGGCCGCCGAGGGAAACTGATCGCGCGGCCCGAGCGCCTGCTGGTCTGGCGGCTGGCGGTCAGCTCGGGTCGCGCGCCGCGGGAGGTGCTCCGGGAGATGACCAGCGCCGAGGTCACAGAGCTGATCGCATACAGCAACCTGGAAGCCTGGGGGCCGCTGGCCGAGGACTTCCGGGCCGGGCAGATCTGCGCCGTCATTGCCAACGTGAACAGGGACCCCAAGACCATGCCGGAAGCCTGGAGCGCCTCGGACTTCATGCCTTCTCTGGCAGCGGCGAGGGCGCGATCCAGCCCGCCCATTCTTGAAGCAGACCCCGAGACGCAATCCGCGCTTCTGGACAAGGTGCTTTTCGGTAGAGCGTGATGGCAGACCAGTACAGCACCCAGGTCGTCGGATTCGATGAGCTGATCGCCGAGCTGCGCAGCCTGCCCGCGAAGATGCAAGAACGCATCATGAAGGGAGCGGTCGGGACCGGGGCGAACATCATCAAGCGGGCGGCGGTGGCAAACGCGGCACTCATGGCCGAAACCGGAACGCTGGCCCAGGCGATCTACACCGCGCGAATGGTGTCTCAGTGCACGCCGACCGAGGAGGTCTGGATCGTCAGCGTCCGGGCCGGGAAGAAATTTCAAAGCGTCGGGAAGAAAGCAGTCAACAAAGACGCGTTCTATGCGCCTTGGGTCGAGTTCGGCCATTACGCGCGAGTGAGCAAGGCGATGGACAAGTCGGCCAGGAAGGCGGGCCGGGCGCTCGGTGTTGCCAAGTGGGTGCCAGCTCACCCGTTCATGCGGCCGGCGTTTGAGGCCACGAGAGAACAAGCGGTCCAGGCCATGCATCAATACGTCTACGACCGGGTGCCGCTGATCACCGCGACATTCAAACACCTGAAGGCGGCTTGATATGAGTGACACCCTCGGCGTCGTCCTGAAGGCGAACAACACGCAATTCGTGGCCGGTCTGGCGCAGGCCAGCACAGAGACCGAGAAATTCCAGAAGCGACTGTTGAATGCAGCGAAGACCGTCGAGCAGTACAACCTGACGCAGAAGGCCACGCAGAAGGCGGCGAACGATGCGGTCGCAGGCATCAAGGAAGCAGCGAGGCACACGGAGGAATTCGGGTTCAAGACTGCGGGCGCGAAGCGCGAGCTGCTGGTCCTGGCGCACGAGCTGAGCCAGGGCAATTACAAGAACTTCGCCGGCTCGATGCTGGTGCTAGGCGAGCGGACGGGCGCCGCTGCGCTTCTGTTCAGCGGCATGGGCATCGCCGTGCTGGGAGTGACTGCGGCGCTCGGCAGCTTTGTCGCCGCGGTGGCTATCGGCGCCCACGATTCCGAGGAGTTCCGCAAGTCTCTGATCCTGACCGGCAACATGGCCGGCCAGACCGCGAGCAGCTTTGACGCGCTGGCGGCCAGCTCGGCAGGCATCGTTCACAGCACCATCGGATCCGGCAAGCAAGCGGCGCAGTCGCTCATCGACTCCGGGCGCATCACGCAGTCGGTGATGGGGGATGCCACCGTCGCGACGCTGCTGATGGAGAAGGTCACCGGGCAGTCCTCCGACGAGGTCGCGAAGGACTTCGGCAAGATGCGCGACGACGTCGCAAAGTGGGCAGAGGAGCACAACAAGCAATTCCACTACATCACGGCGTCGCAGTTCACCTACATCAAACAGCTACAGGATCAGGGCAAGCTCGACGAGGCGCAGGCGGAAAACTTCCGCATCCTGAACAGCAAGATGTCAGAGGTCAATGCGAACCTCGGCACGCTGGAGACCGGGTGGAAAGCGGTTAAGGATGCCGCGTCGTGGGCATGGGACGCGATGAAGGGCATCGGCAAGTCGCAGACCACCGCCGAGCAACTCGACAGCCTGAATGCGCAGCTCGCCAACGCGACCAGGGGCATGGATCCGAAGTCGGGCAACCTGACCGGCATGCGGAACACGTTCGCGCAGCAGGCCGAGGCGCTGCGCCAGCAGATCTATCTGCTCCAGGAGAAGGCGAAGCTAGAGCAGAAGTCCGTCACCTTGCAATCGCAGCGCGCGGCGGCCGACGAGGCGGCGATCAAGAAAATTCAGCACCCTGACAAGCTGCCGGATCAGATGCCGCTGGGCGCGATCCGCGACGCGCGCACGCAGTACAAACAGGACTTCATGCAGACCGAGATCGCCAGCTATGAGGAGCTGGCCAAGGCCGAGCAGAAGGCCGCCGAGGCCGCGGAGAAGCTGTCGAAGGAACAGGACAAGTCGTTCGGCGATTGGTTCCAAAAATTCAATGAGAAGGAGATCGCCGCCAATGCCGACCCGTCAGGCGCCCGCGGCGATGCCATTGGAAAGTACCTGCGCGACATCGGAGACCAGACAAAGGCGGCCGAGTCGGTGGTGAATGGATCCTTCCAGCGGATGGAGGATGCGATCGTGTCGTTCGCCCACACGGGGAAGCTGTCCTTCGGTGACCTCTGGGGCTTCATGGCCGACGAGTTCCTGCGGCAGAGCATCCGCATGGCCGAGAAGAACCTTCTCACCGATCAGGCGGGCAACTTCATCGGCGTGGGCGGCATGCTGTCGGGCCTCGGGTCGCTGTTCTCCAGCTTCGCGACGCCCCTGGCCGGCGGCATGGAGTCGGTCCCCTATGACGGGTTCCCGGCGATCCTGCACAAAGGCGAGCGGGTCCAGACTGCCGTCCAGGCTCGCAACAGCAGCAGCGGCGGGGCCACCCAGGTCGACGCCAGCATCAACGGGCTGAGCGTGGGCGCCGGGGTCTCGCTGGCCCAGG